CATCATTATCAACTGGAGGTCTATCACCATCACCACCATCATCAATAATAATAACATCATCGTCAGCAATTGGATTTCGGAAGTCCCCAATATCAATTGAACCGGGACGATCAACGATTATAGTAGGGTCTACTGCACGACCGCTTGGTATGCCGCCAGTTAGTATAGGAACTTCTGGTCGGTTTGATCCACCTGCATCTACACCTATTTGTGGTGTGTCGCCACGACCACTGTTAATGTTTGATGGGTCAATTCGAATTATGTCTGGTTTGAATGTTCCACCATCAGGACTGTCACCAACTGTGATAATGGGGCTTAAAGACTCTTTTACACCAAGTTGAAAAGTTGTAAGAATACCACCCGGAAGAACAGAGATTGACGGATTAATGATAAGTGGACTGGCGGCATCACCTTTTGAAAAAGTGGTATCACCACCTCTTGAAAAAGAGGGATCACCTTTTCCGGGGTTGGCATCAAACTGACTCATGTAGTTTCTCCATCAGTATGTAGGTATGAAAAAGACAAGGGGGCTTTCGCCCCCTTGCCTCAGTCCTAAGGAATAAACAATTCTTTAGTTGTCAGAATCAGGATGCGGCAGTCACATCAGAGCCGTGAAGATCAACGACACGGAAGATTCTGTAGTATTGGTTAGCCCGCTCTGCGTCTGCGTGGTGAGGATCGGCTGCGTTTGCTGCACCATCGGCAACGAACGGGTTGTTGACAAGACCGTAACGGGTCTTGAAGCCAATCTTCGGCTGGAAGTCGCTCTCACCAATAGCACGCACCATTTGGAGCGGGACGTATGGGCAGTAGAACATACCAGCGTCATAGGGGCTAGAGCCTCTATAACCAACGACCACATAGTCACGACCACTGACGGAGTAAGGATCAATGTAAACCTTGATCTTACCGTTCAGAGTACCGGCAAAGGTGTTGCCAGCATCATCAACTTCGAGAGTGCCACTTGGGGCAGGGGTGAGGTTGAGGAAGCCAGACATGGCGAGTGCCGAAGCGACATCGGAAGTGGTGATGATGAAGTTACCCTTACCGCGACGAGTTTCCTTAGCGATCTGGTTGGCTTCACGCTCGATTTGGAACATGAGACCACGGAACTTCTCAGCACTCCAACGACCATCGGAGTCAGCATCAACACTGTAGATGCCACCGATACCCGCTGCTCCACCGAACGAACCAGTAAGAGAAGTAGCCTTGAATGAAAGATCAGGCTGCTGTGCTCCAAGTTTCGCACCGACATAGATCGAGCGAATCACTTCACGGTTGATTTCAGCAAGAATTTCAGCCGAGAGGATGTTGGCAAGTTCAGTCTCTGCGTCAAGACCGTGAACAGCCTTGAGATCCTGAGCGAGTTCTGAGGTGTACTCAGCCTTCAACGCACGAGTCTTCGCAACGACAGAAGTACGGTCGATGGAGAACGCCATTTCGTTGAAAGTGGTGAAAGTACCATTCTCAAAATCACTTGCGGGTGAGCCAGCGACAGAGAAGGTTGCACCGCCCTGAGTAGGACCGTCAGTACCAGCACCGGGAAGTGGTGAGTCAGCCAGAGTAGCACTGAACGCACCCAGAGGGTCACCAGTTCCACCGTTGATTGGGAAGCCACGACCAGTAGTTTGACCACCTCGTCCAGCAGTTGCTGAGTATTCGGTTGGGGCTTCGTTGAAGAGAGCCTCTGCACCGGTGCTTGAGGTGAACTTGGATCGCATTGCGAAGATAAGTCCAGTGGGACCAGACATGGGCTGGACACCACAGACATCGTATGCAATCAGGTTGGGCATCGCACGACGAACGAGTGAGATGAGAACGGGGTCGAAGCCACGAACAGTTCCAACACCGTCCGCCTGTAGAGCATCAACACCCGAAATGGTCTCTTCTTTAAGAGCCTTTTCTTGGTTTTCAAGCATGATCGCAGTGATGTTCTTGCGATACTCATCCTTAATTTCTGGCATGTCGGCGTGTTCTAGGACCGGCTGCCACTTGGTTCGTAGGTTTTCTACGAGTAGGTTATCAGACATTTTAGGGTTCCTTTCCTTTGTCTTAGTCCTTAAGCGAAGTCGCTTTATGAATTACTGCCGACCGAGATAGAGCCTGAGAATAGGCGGACATTTGCGGTGACATATCATTCGATTCTTCTTTAAGTGCATCTTCTTCTGAAGTTGCAATCTCCTCAACAAGAGGGGATGTCACAGTTTCTTCACCATCAAAGAAGTTTTCTTTGAGAGTTGAGAGTTTGTCGTTGAAGTCTTCTACGTTATCAAAGTCGAGTGACTCGACCAAACCACGGAACTTGGTCTCATCTGACTGAGTAAGATCCTTTGCGGCTGCTTCGTAGAGTGCTTCACACTGAGCCTTGACAAGACCTTCGGAGAGTTGAAGGTTCTTTTCAGTGGACTCGTTGAGTTTATTTTCGAGACTATCAATCTTGTTGTTGAGTCCTTCGATGAGATCATAAGATTCATCAGGCATGGTGACATAATGGGTCTCGAAGAGATCCTTAAGACCAGCCATAAAGGACTCGGTTACATCAGTCTTGATGCCAGCCTCGATGGCGACTTCGTTTTCCTTCATCCAGTTTTCAACAACGTAGGAGAGGTACTGATCAAGTTTGTCAGCCATTTCAGTCTTGGCTTCTTCGAGTTTACCGTCAAACTCTTCGTTGAGTTCAGAACGCACCTCGTCAATTCGAAGATTGACTGCTGCCTCAAAGACAGTCTCTGCCTTGTTTCTGAATTCTTCGGAAAGGTCTTCATCGGAGAAAAGGCTTCCAAGTTGCTCTTTCATAGAGACCTTCTTCTTGGGCTTCATTTCCTCTTCTTCCTCTTCCATCTCGTCTTCCATCTCGTACTCGTACTCTTCCTCTTCGGCATCGGCATCGCCGGTTGCAGCGGAGGGTTTCATCTTAGCCTTATCTTTGATGGAGGCATCAGTTGGTTCAGGAATTTCTGGCTCCTCACCATCAGCAGACTTGGGTCCACCTTCAAGACCAGCAGCCTTAGCGACTTCCTCGCCAGACTCACCTTCAGCCTTCTTCTTTTTCTTATCGTGCATTCCTTCGTCAAGCGATGCTTGTTCGAGGATTTCCTTCGCAGTTTCTAGAGCGTTGTTGAGACTCATTTTACTCTCCTTATGGTCTTCTTATTTATCTCTGATGATTTTTGAGAGGAAATCCGCGAAAGCGACTAACTTTGCTTCCTCTAAATCTGACTTACAAGCGGTTTTAATATGCTTCTTGTAAGTATCAATGGTTTTAGAGGTGAGAATACCATTTTCCCACACCCACTCTTTACCTTCCATAATGCCCTCGACAAATGCACTAGGAGCAGAAGGATCGGCGACAATATCAACGGCTGCGAGACTAAAATCATCTTGCACTTCGTTGATACCATCTTTTTGCTTTAGTGAACCCATGCCTCTTGATGATACGCCGATCTTAACACCTTCACCGATAAGGCTCTTTACGATCTTACCGTAGGGAGTGTCAAGAATCTTTGCCTTTCCGTATACATCGTTGCCATCGATTCTTAATTCTTTAATCAAGTGTGAAACACGTTCAAGGTTCAACTGTGGACCATCGGGGTGACCGAGTTCTCCCATTGCTCGACTTGATTTCACATATTCTTTGTTGTATCTCTTGACCTCATCCATGAGGATCTTGGATGGGTAGACCCGACCATTGCGGTTCTTTTGTTCTGCCTGCATGAAGATACCATCAATATGATATACCTTTTCACCGTTGACTTCCTCGGTGATTAGTTTCACATCTTCAGTATGTTCAGTGATCAGTAACATTACTTTTTATCCTTCTTATCAGCCTTTTCGCGTGCGACCTTTTCGTCGTCATCTGCGTCGGGATCGTCTTTTCCAGTCGCCTTCTCAACGTCAGACTTGTAGTTCTTGTCAACATAATCAAAGAACTCTTTCTTCTTGTCCTCATCTTTTAGTTCTGACGGGGACGAGATGCCAAACTTTTTCATTGCTTTTGCGAAGAACTTTTCATACTCAGTATCGGTCTTTTCCTCACCGAGTTTTGTCCCGAAGAGTTTGGCGACCTCTTCTTTACGCCCGGTGAGAGCGTTAGAAACCTTACCCTTTAGGAGATCAGTAAGTGCCTCTTCTGCGGCGTTGTATTGTTTATTTACGATTGCGTCAATAACTGTGTTGGCACTCATACTAGATCCCTTTTGAGTCTTTCTTGAAAAAAGCCAATCATTTGAATCGCATCTTCATGCGATGTTTTCAAATTACTTTCAAAGGCTTCTTTATGCTTATTATTTAGATGATCATACATTTCAAGGATTGAAGATGCAGTATCAAAGTCTAATTTAGTTTCTGTGCCATCATCGTGTTTGATGATACCACCCTGTAATCCAAATGACCTGATTGTGTCAACGACCGATTCGCTAACCATGTCAAGATCAATTAGTCTCTTGATTTCTCTCTCTGCTTGTTTTTGTGTCAAGAACAATTCTTTTCTTTTACCATCAACGTAAGCAGAGACCGGGGCAGATGCCCCCATTCCAACCTTCTTTAGAACAATTTTTCTACCTTTGTGTTCAAAGGATGTGAGGTAAAACTCTTTTTGAAAGTCTGGATCAAGGGTTGGATCAGAGGCGTTGGCTTCAGCATCAGCCTTCTTAGCCTCGGCTTCAGCCTTATCTGCCTCCGCCGCCTTTAGTTCTGGAGACTGTTCTTTTTTCTCTGGTTGAGGTTTTTTGGCTTCCTCATCGAGTCTAGACAATGCTCTAGATGCAAGAATTGACATCGTATATGAAACCGACACCTCTTTTGGGGCGTTGAGAATCAAGTCTAGATGTTTAATATGTTCTTGCATTAGAATCCGCCGTCTCCGTTTTTCTCAGGGAGAAGTCCTAGTTCTCTTTCTTTATCTATATCTTCGTCTTGTTTCTTAATATCAGAATCGGTCTGTCTGAGGATGTTCTTTCTCGCCCACTCGCGTGAGTAGTATTCACCAATATACTCGCTGAGTTCACGCATTACATCAAGGCGTTCTTTAATAATCTCATATTCCTTGCTCTCTGCAAAGAATGAATCAGAAACATACTCGAAGCGAAGATCTTGAAGGATGTTGAAAAACTCTTTGTCATTAATGATACCCTTGAGTACAAGTTGCACGCGAAGGCTGTTAACAAAGAGAGTATTGAATTTGTTTCGAAGTCTGTTGATGAACTTTTGAAAGTTGAGTTCGTCTCGGCTGATCTCAGATGCACGACCCATGTTAAAACCGCTATCTGTTTCGAGTCGAGATAGTGGAACATCAAGAGCCTTGTAGAGTTTCTTTTCAAAATACTCAACGTCTTCCATCTCACCAAGATTTGCACCACCATCGAGAGTGGTGATTTCGGTTCCCTTACCACCTTCACGACGAGGTAGCCAGTAGTCTTCGAGCATTGACATAAACTTCCGGTCATCTTTCATTTCACCGGAGTTGGCATCATATACCAACTTGTTCTTGTATCGATTCATCAATTCACGAACATATTGTTCGGCTTTGGTCTTCGGTAGGTTACCAACGTCAACGTAAAAGATTCTTCGCTCTGGAGCACGCGATAGACGGTAGATAACAGTTGCATCTTCCACGAGTCTCAATTGGTTTAGAGGTTTGATCGCTTTGTGTAGATAAGAAATTGCCCGCGAGCGACTTGCATCAAACAACCCGGACGGATAGTAACAAATTGCCTCTGGTGGGATCTCCAACGCAGAGCCTTCGTTGGGCTTATCCCTGTAGATGTACTTTTCTTTTACACCCCGAACAATTACTGCCCCAGTTTTTTCATCTTTGTCTTTAATGACTTCGGCGATCTTTTTGATCTTTGCTGCATCAATTGCACGCATTTCAAGAATACCCTTTTTAGGATTCTTAGGATCAACGATCATGTGGTAATAGCCTTTGCCATCAACATACCACCGTCTAAAGATTTCGTAACCCTTGTTATTGAAGTCCAAGAGACGTAGCAAATGCTTGAATTCTTTTCTGATAGAATCTTTAATGTTGTCCGCAAGATTGACATTATCAAGCACAATCTCAACCGGATATCTTTGCTCATCGTACACAATTGCTTCGTTGCAAATGTCCTCAATAGCCTTTTCAATCTCTGGTTGCATTGACATGTCTCGATACTTTGAGACATATTGACTGTCATTTCGTAGAGTGCCGTCTAAGTCAACGCCATAACCATACACTCCCCCGGCATCAACGGTGTATGCATCTTCAACGTCAGGTAAAACGAAAGATGGAACGTCCGCTCTTGCTGCTGGAGAAGTTGGTGTCGTGCTTGCATTGTTTCCTTTGTTTGATCGACCAAAGGAAAACCCGAATAAATCAACTGGCATTGTATTCCCCTAAAAATTACTCCCGAATAGGTGCGGCTCCGACAGGAATGCCGTTCACGCCACTGGTGAGGAAGTATGTGTAGTTGAGTGTCACTTGGAAGTCAGACAAACCATCTGCATCTGCTGAAAGATCCATCGCACTAACTGATGTCGGGAAACAGTAAAGCAATTCATATGACTTGATTGGGTTTCCGTTTCTGTTTAACTGATCAATTGACCATGTTGGGAAGTCAACTGCGTTGGTTAGTGTAATAGGTCTCTGTGCAATATTGGACTCTGCCCCGTTAAGATCTTCAATCCATCTCTCAAACCTTGAACGAAGGAACATCCCCTCGTCGTTTAGAACAGTTAGTGTCCACGGTTCAAAGGTTCTGGATCCGGGCAGTTTGATCTGGCGACCACGATAGTTAACAGCAATTTCCCCAAGCGTCGATGCAGGAAGTTGTGCTGCGGTTACCAAGAAACTAAGAACATCGGGACTGGTTGTTGAACCAATGTTACCTTTTACTCTGAAGAGAGAGGGTCTTACCCCGCCCCCGATTGCGTTTTTGAACTTGTCGATGTTCATTTGTTATGCTCCTTAGTTATGTATGCGTTACGCACCAATTTCTTGGAAGTTCACTCCACTACCCGTTGCAACGAAGTTGAGAGTGATGAAGTTAATCGAACGAGATGGTTTGATAAAGATACTCGCCACAAACTCATTACGATCAACAACCGAAGATGGGTTATTGCTGGTATCACAGATCACCTTGAAGTCAACAATTCCTCTTCTTGCCTGAACATCTCTCAAGAATGGGTCAACGATGCTCTTGAACTGTGCTCTAGTGAACGCATCATTGATTTCGAAGAGTTGGAACTTGGCAGCAGTAGAAATTGCCTTCTCAAGGATGATGAACAAACGACGAACATTGATTCTGTCGAATGCAGACGGTCTCTGTTGCATGGTCTTATCACCAAACAACACTGTTCCTTGTCCGGGGAATGCCACGACAGGGTTGATGTTGTTGGTATACAGATCATCTCGCTCTGCCTGATTTGGGCTGTATGCGAGTGCGACTGCACCCAAGATCTGACCACGGTTGAAACCAGCGGGTGAGAACCACGGTTCGGCGATTACATCGGTTCGAACAGTGACACCTGCGGTATCAGCATTAAGTGGCATATAACGGAACTTATCGTTGTAGCGATCAAAGGTTAACTTCCACCCACTGTCCATGACTGCGAATGACGTATCGCTGTTTAGGTTTTCAGAGGTAAAGTCTTGATCACCACCGGATTCGTTGGCGTTTGTACCCTTGCGGTAGGCAACCGTGTTAGCAGTTGCTTTAATGGATGACTTGGGTGCAGCACCGTTTGAGTCAAGAACTGCATCTCTAGGCGGAGAGAAGAAGCCGAGGCAATCTCTACGCTTATCTAGAATGGTGACGAGTGACTTGGCTTGTGCTCCCTTGAGATCACCTGCAACAAGAATATTAACATCAACGGTCTCAGGATCTTCGAATGCATCGTATCCGTCTGTGATCTTGTTTGTTACCGCTGCACCAAGAGTACCACCAGTAAGTGATACAGTAGATGGTTTAATTAGAGTGTTGAACACGCGACCGGCTTGAGCGAGAGACCCGTGAGTTACACCCGCTTTGGCAAGGGGTCCAACGGTGTTTCCACCGCCACCACCAAATGCAGTCACACCACCCATAGTTCCACCCACGACATCAGCAAACCCAGTCAAGAACACGCGAGAGGAATCACCCCGGACTCGCTGCTGCATGAAGATGTTCTTGCCAAACGAATCGAGTACGTTACTTGCCTTCGAGACAGAATCGAAGGTTTCAAGAACCTCGAATGTATTACCAGTGCCGATCCCAAATTCGTCCATGACAGCGATGTGGATGAGGTCGTTTGTAGCACCTCGGTTTTGTGCATCAATGCTGGTCGCTGGCAGGTCTCTTGAGAAGTTGGATCGATATCTCCAGTCAACAGAGGCGGCGGTGAGACCACCCTGTCCGGCTGCGGTGCTTCCGACTTCAATTTCTCCAACAAACTGAACGAAGTCTCCGGGGTTCACTCTGATACCACCCTCGATACCGAGAGTAGCAGCAGTGACTCCAACAGTCATTGTAACTGTGCTTGTAGATGTTGTAGTAACGCGAGCGATCATGTCGTGAGACACACCACCAGTTCCACCGTGAATAACGACATATCCACCAGTGTTACCATCTTGGGCAAGGTACTTAGTACCTGAGGGGACATGAAGGTCTATGGAGACTGCACCTGTTTTAGGCTTGAGGTCCACACCGGTTTTTACTACTGCAACATAACCGGGGGTAATACCTGTGATTGTTCTTAGTGGTTCAGCAGGAAGACCCTTGATTCGAAGGTTGTCACCGGCAGTATCACCCACGTTTGCAATTTCATTTTTACCATCAGTGTTATTACCAGTAAGACCATACGGAAGTCCTGAGGTAACAATATCACCTTTTTCTACAATGTAGAACATGGTCTTGTCAGTATCAATTGGGTTTTGATCAGTAAGTTGGGAAGTGCTATCGGATCCGATTGCAGCAGTGGCGGACACGGAGTCTGTTCCCCCACCAACTCCGGCTCCGGTTGCTCCAATGAGTCGAACACCCAGAGTGGTTCTATCTGCAACAGAAACCTGAATAGCATTTCCACCCTGATTGACTTCACCACCCGGACCCCGTGCGGCGAATGTGCCGAAGGTCGTACCAGTTGAAACACCATAACCATCGCTATCAATTACGCCGAATTGTGCATCATAGTCAGAAACAGTTTTGATGAGTGAATCAGTAGATCGTCCAGCAACATTTGCATTGACTGAACCCGTGCCTACAACGCGAATAACCTGAAGATTGTTTGTATACGCAAGGAAGTTGGCAGCCGTGAACCAGTCCACCGCATTAGCGTCTGTCGGATCACCGAAGACGGAGCGAAGTTGGTTTACGCTACTGATGAGAGTTCTTGATCCTACTGGACCCTGATTAAATACACCCGCAAACCCCGCTCTGGTGGTAGAAACAGAGGGAATAATTGATGTAAGGTCGATTTCTTTTACTTGAACGCCGGGGCTGACTTGAAATGTCATGGTTTTCTCCTGTTGCTTCTTATCTATTGATAACGCGGTTTAGAGGATATCTTCATTATTCTTCAAAGACCATCGATCCCCTTGATCGTCTACGAATACGTCCTCAGAAACTCCATCTTCTACAAACCCAAAAGGCATAATATTTTCTTCCATTTTGGCGATCTTCTCTTTAAGGAGTTCCTCACGAATATTTATGTCTGTCAAATCTTTGAAATATTCTTGGTTGGATGCCCATGCAAAAAGCAACACACTAATTACCAAGTCATCGTGGTGACCCACCTCTGCTTCGAATGCTCCACGTTTTGAGACAAAGGACGCAAGTTCATTGATGATATCAAAGTCGGGTATGATGAGTTTGTCTTGCTCTACCATCTCCTTGAGCATGGCACAGCCGACTCGTTTCACCTTCGCACTCATACGCACGCCATATTGTCGTTCGTGTCTTGAGAATCCAGCATCCATTACCTGCCCTTTTCGCCCACGGACAGTCGTGGTAATAATGTTTTCATATTCAAGTTCGTTCCACAATAGGTCAACCACCTCTTGTCCCAGATCGTTGATTTCGACTAGCACATTTGCCTCGTTGTATCTCATGGCAAAGTTGTAGATAAGGGTTGGCAACAGGAAGGGTTGCATGTCATTGTTCTTAAATGTTGCAACTACTTTGTATGGCATCTGATCATATCGAATGATTGAAAATGCGTGATAGTCCAATTCTTTTCCGCGTGAAACATCTAAGCCGAGGAAGTATTCTGCACCGGGAATTGGATTTTCATAAACCTTTAGTCCCTCTTCAGACTGTGCAATCGGTCTTTCGTAGGTCAAGGTTTTTAACTTTGACGGTGTGATCAAAGTATTCAGAGACCCCAAGAACTCACATTCAAACTCCGCACGAAACTGCTCCTCGGACGTATTTCTGATTGTCTCTTTTTTCCACTTTTCATCTCTTCCCGGCACTTCAGACCAGTGGACCTCAATGGGGGTGTAAGAGTTTCTTTTTTCCTCAGCATCTCGCCACAGTTTGTAATACATGTTCAAACCTTTGGGCGTGCTGATGATCAAAACTTTAGTTTCCTGTCCCGCCGAGATCGTGGGGTACACAGAACTGAAAAACTCATCCGCAACATTTTCTGGAACGAATGCAAATTCATCAAGAAACAGCATATTGAAAGACCCACCTCGAACGGCGGAGGATGACGTTGATGATGCCAAAATCTTCGAGCCATTTTCGAGATGAATAGAGCCTTTATTCCATTCAATTATGCCCTGCTGAATCCACTTGGGAAGATGCTCGTATGCCAACTTTAGACGACCCAGAAGTTCGCGTGCAGTCACCTGCTTGTTTGCAAGAATTGCAACATTCTTTGAAGGATTGAATAAAACATAGTGTAAAAGATATGCAACAACAGTAGTAGACTTGCCAGACTGTCTCGGTAGTTTTGCAATAACGAAGCGATCCCTGTGAATCGTTTCGATCATGTTCCTTTGATATTCATATGTTTTGAAGGGAACCAATCCATCATCGAGAGATACAATTTTGATGTAGTTCTCGATGAAGTACATCGGATCCGAAGCACACTTTGCGTATTCTTGAATCTGTTCTTTTGTAAATTCTGTTTCTACGCCTGCCGCTTTTAGATTGATGTTTCCAAGATATGAATCGGCATCATGCCTCTTCGTCATTGTTCTTTACCTTTTTCACCTTATTCGCTGGGAGTTGTTTTTGCACCAACTCCTGAAGTTCTTTCGTGGATCCAACGAAGAACGCATTGTTTGTAACATTCTTTGCACCGGACTCTTTTTCGAGTTCCTTCATTTGCTTATGGACATCGAGAAGTTCTTTGTTTGCTTCAACTGATGTTTTCATCAATTGAGAAACAACCTCGAATGCCCGTGGACTGTCACTCTCAGAGGCAACCTTGATTATACCGTCAAGGGCAACCTTACCACTCTCAATCAAATCTTTTAAGTTTTCTCTAATCTCAGAGTAATCTTGTCTTTGATGGAGTTCCTTTTTGTCAGAGAAATTAGACAAGTCTATTTCAACAGGTTTCCGAACCACTGGAGTGGTGTCTTTGGGAATGTCAACCGGCTCAATATTTAATGCCTTCTCTAAAGGATGGTCTTCTTTCATCACATCGTGCCTCCGGTCACACTCAAGCCACTAGTAATAGAACCAAAGATAAAGTTATCAGTGGTGACAGATGCATTCGGTGGCATACTGCTCGCACCGGATGGTCCAGTGATAGAGGAAATGCTTCTGGCGACTGCACCTGTCGGTCCACTGATACCACCAAACGCGGTGAAGTCGCTGAGTAGTGAAGTAACGTCTGTGGTACGAATGATCTTGCTTGTTTTGATCGGTGAGAAGACATAAGATAAAGCAGTAAACCCAAGATTAAAGATTACATTTCGTTGTGTGGAGGTATCCCCCTCAAACTCAAACTCGGGAGCAACATCATTCAGTACAATTGGAACGTCAATCTTTGTATTAAACCCAGAGGTATAGTTGATACTAAGTGTAAATTCTGGAGTGAAGTATGGAAGAATCTGTTCAATAATCTGAAGAGCATCATCGGTCGTCCGTGTTGCAACAGACAGATTGAAACTAATGTTGTACGGAACCTCGGTGAACTGTGACTGTGTTTGTTTAACCAATCCAGTATCCTCGTCTGGTTCGCTCGTTACAAATCGACGTAAAATTGTATTTCGTTTTCTTGTTCCATCGTAAGCGATACTGCTGATATTAAATCCCATACGCGGGAGAATCTGTCCAATGTGAGTATCAACATCTCCATCATCCCCTTTCAACAGAGGATACTCTCGGAGCATTCTTAAAAACTTCTCTTTTGGGGAATACGAAATAGGAACAAGAATCTTTTTCTTCAGTGTGCCAGCAGAATCAAACCGCTGGATGTGAACATCATCAAAAAGACTAGCAAACCCGATAACAGTTTTTCTGATCGTCTCGTTGTAGAAGGTGCTAAACATTAAAAGTTACCCTCCGAGAACGGATCATTTTCCGTAAAGTCAAGGAATGTTGCTGCCTCAAGATCGATCTCGGTGTTGTCCTCAAGTCCATCCTTGACGAAGAAGTCTAAGGTTGCACCGATTGTTGCAATACCAAAGGACGCACCAGAGGTCTCCCCGATCATCAGTGTAGCACCACCAATAGTGCCTCCGGGCAGGACGCGAATGGTCGCTGTATCCGTAAGAGTGTTCCATTCGATGATGTCGATTGTAGCCCCTGTAACGCTCCCTGCTGCGTTTGTATACAGGTGACCCCGTTCCCCATCTCTGAACTCTCCGGTCCCGTTGGTGGCTCCTACGGACACCAGTTGGTCGAATACGGAGCCAGTCACACCATCGATGGCATCGAATCCTGTAGTGAAGTCTTCTCCGGTATATTTGAAGAAACTACACTTCATCTGGAATGTGAATATCTTACCAAAACTAAAGAAATTCTTTTCACGTTCGACAAAGTTGATTTCAAATAATGAGTTGTTGAGAGGGAAAAAGATAAGGTCTCCCTCTCTGGGTGACGCATAGTTTTTGTCGGCGTATAAAGTCTTGAATCTTCGACTTGAGATTGTCGTGGTAAGTTCATCTTTAATCTCAAGACCAAACTGTGTCATGACTTCACCCTCGCCGTCAAAACCATCATAATTTTCAACATACATCTCAACTTCTCTTGCCTCTTCAAAGAGGGGGAGGTTAGCATCTCCCAATACTTCATCTTCGTTTTGTCTGGTGCGAGGAATGTAGACCATATCTACGCCGTGAATACGAATTGTTTCATCGACTAGATCTTGCACCAGTGTTTGCTCATTGGTAGCGGCAAACTTATTGAAGTATTGATTTGTTGCCATTATCCCACCCAGAAGTCAGGAGGAAGTTCATACTTGTCTTGAAGCGTTTCCTCAATTCGCTCCATTTCCTCATTCCCTTGACTGATCAACGCTTGACCATCAAACTGCACACCGCCCGGAAGATTGATGCCTTGATACTTGATGAGGTTCATGCCCCACTGTTTTCTAAAAGATGCAACAACGTACTTCTTGAGAAGGATGTCATTGTAGATGCCAGTGTATGTGTCTGGGTCAAGTTCAGCATATGCTTCGATTCCTAAGAAGTTTCCAGCATCAAGCAAATCTTTAATATCTGCGTCAATGTAAAGCCTATCTGTAACTCTGCTAAATCGAATTGCTTTTTCTGGGGAAAGCATATCAGACAACATTGACAAATAACTTTGAGTTATTGCATAGTCAGACATGTTGCCGGGAGCACGAATTCCATAGGCATCATTTAGTGCCATCTGATAATTCAGACTGAAGAAATTAGTTCCCGCTCCAGTTTCATCAAACTTAAATACTTTGTATACCGAAACGATTTTAGATCCGGCAGCAGGTTGCACTGTATCGTTGGGTCCAGTAGCACCAACATTGTTTACATCAATAAAGCCATTACTAAGATCAGTGGTGGTCATCTCATACTTGTAGAAAACCTTCTGGACACCATCGAAATGGTACTCTGAAAAAATCTGAAGTGCGTCATCTAGCGAGTCTTCAAGTTGAGCATCATCAACATTGACCTCGATAACCGGTGCTCCCAGTTTCCTCAGAGCGTACTGTTTTAGTTCTTCTCTTGATGTGGGTTTCGCCATCTAAGTCGCTCCTTGTCCTTTTATATGTATTGGAGCGAACATTCTTACGCCGCTTGACTTTACCGTTGGCTCAGTCTTAGATTACGCGGCATCAGAAGGAGAGATTGGCATCATTGACCAACGCTCTGATTGTCGTGGCATCTTCCATCGCTCTCAATTGCTTACCAACATTAGTTTGGGCTGTGAGTCTAGCCTTAAACAATTGTCCAACTGCATCATCAAACTCAGACGCTGCCGCACACCCACCAGTTTGTGAGTTGAAGGTAATACCAGCGATTGCAGAAACTGTAGTGCCAACAAGAGGAAGGTGAACTGATGCAATCCTATCCGCAGTCTCACCTTTGAGGTTTGCCTGTACGAGTGAACTAATAGTAGCGAGATCATTAAGATCAGTGGTTCCTCGGAAGAAGACCGCATGACCAGTCCGTGAAGTTCCGTAGGTAATACCATCAAAGGTAGAACCATTAAGTGATGCACCAACCTGATCAGATATGAATTGCTTGAATGAGTTCAAGTTTTTAATGGAGACTACGTTAGACTTCAAGAATTGTCCTGTTTTGCCCCCCGGCTCTTCGATGAGGAAGGGTCCAGTCCTACTTGCAAACCCACCAGTGATTGCTCCCGTTACACCAACCAACAGAAGTTCCATACCAAGAGTCGTGCCAGTTGTTAATCCATCAAAGTATCTACCGAAGTAACAATCAAAAGTTTTGCTGACACTGGTATCTGTAATGACCAGTTGGGTCATATGAGTTGGACCAGTCGGACCCAACAGACCAATGCTGCTAGTAGAACCGCCGACGAGAGTAATTCTGTGAGTTACTCTCGGATCCCCATGTAGTTTGACATCACCACTACCATTACCGGTTCCTGTTTGAGTTGTTGCACTGTTGGCAAACAAACCAGAGGTTGTTGTTTTCACAGTGGAGGTTTCAACAGACTCTTTAATGTAATTTAGAAATGCATCATTGGCTTTAAACGGATTTAATTCTGCTAACGTGGCAAAAGTATTTCCCCCGGCGGAGACATACTCTTGTGTCGTTGATGCAGTATTGGTGATTGTTATCAAATTCCCGTTATTGAAAACAAGAAGAGAAAGGTCACCATTTTTATCTCCAGAATATGGTTGATGCGTAAAGGTCATAATTACTCCACATTGGTAAACTTGGCACTATATGATCCAGCACCACGGTAAAGTGAACCGTTTCGTTTACCTAACTTTGCGTGCGTTTTAGATACGATTAGGGCAACTCGCACACCAGTTATACAGTTACCTCTTAAGTTAAACGTGATTCTTTGTGGCACAGGTGAAGCAAGATCATCCGTACCTAATAATTTTTGTCCATCGGAGGGGCTGAACAGCACAGCATCTTTGGCTGATCGACTGTTTAAATCGATACCACCGGGGACAAGATCAGTTTTCTCACCATCGATCAGTGCCAAAGCACCAATTACGGAGCGGAATGTTTCGGATGATCCAGCCGCTGGAATATCGTTCACAAACACATATGCAGGCATTGTGATTTGAATATCAAAATTACCCATAGCGTGTCTTTGGTTTCCACTCGAATCAAAATCGATAAACTCTAGGAATACCTTGCTTGCATTTCCTATTTCAATGGCAGATCCTGTTTCATCTACGGCTTGTAATTCCTGTCCGTCTTGTTCGACTTGTCGGAGGTCAAGAACCATATCATCAGTGATGTTTCCACTAAATGAAACATTTGATACAATTGATGTTGAACCGCCACCGTTTGGTCCGTCTGCAAAGATGTTCTTGTATGATACGGTCCCACCCTTTGACAGCATGGTGATCAAGCCACCAGATTCTGCAAGGGTTGCACCATGAGTTCCACCAAATCTAATCTTACCAGTGGCTAGGTTGAGGTCACCAAAAGTGCTTCCGCCAGTTGCCGAACCATCGTCAAGCGAAATACCACCAACAACCACAGAGCCATCTTGGCGTGCAGTTAAAACAGGTGAAAGGGAAGCCCCGCTAGACTCTTGACCCTGAATGGTGAAAGTTGAAACTTGAGTTGTGTGTCGTAGTTCCACACCTGCAACAGGCATCGAGTCAGTGAGTACAGTCTTAAGCCTATCTTTGTCTTGGAAGCCACGGAAACGAGGCGTTAGTGTAGTCCCCGCATTTCCTTCGAGAGCGAGATACTCTCCAGTGGATCCACTAAGTGCGGTTCTGATTGCCGCTGTTTTTCCTGTCGTGCTTTGAAGAAGAAGATCATTCGCTGAGGTAGCCGCAGTGGATTCTGTTATGATATGTAATGGTCCCCCCGCAGAGGTTACACCATTAATACCAATTCTTCTGTTTGTTTGGTCAATGACCAACATTGGTCCCGCAGTATCATACGCATCAGTTCCATTTGTTGAGCCACCACCTCTAACCACAAGACCGACAGGAGCAGTAACAGAGTTGGTGATGTGTCCGAAGAAGATCTGTGATCCTCTTTCAGCATTGTCTGCTCCAGTGTAGCCGTGATCCTTGAAGTGAATGTATGCGGTTGTTGACCCTGTTGATGCGTCATGTGCGGCTTGGATTGTTCCAGAGAAAGCAGACGCAAATTTGTGAACACCGGCAGTTCCACTTGTTGAACCACCAAGAAGCATTCCGCCAGATCCGCCAAACCGAATTGACTTGTTACCTTCACCCGGAACATAGTCCCCGTTAAACAAAGAGTAGGCAGTAAAGGTGCTGCCGGTCGTCTTGATGACCAAATCACCAACGGCTGTGGTTGGATCATTGATACCGGTCAGACCAACAACAACATCGCCGGTCTTACCATTTAGACTTCTTACAACATTTCCGTATAGAGTTGCCCCGTGGAAGTCAACAGTCTTGCCAAGTCCGAATCGTACTTCGTTGGCAAAGGTGATACTACCTGTAAAACTAGCATTGCCGGGAATCGACGAAGCCAGAGACAGACCAACAGTTGCAATACCGGCAGCATTAACTGAAACTGTGATTCCAGATCCCATTGTGATGCCGTACACCTCAACAGGATTTAATGCTCCAACAATTTCGTTGGTTTTATCGAACCAAGCCCGGAAGTTATCCGATAGGCTGATTGTGTTTAGATTGGTGAATGCGTTTCCAGCCATCTATCTTCCTTCTTTGTATTACAACTTAATTATGTAGTGACAAACTAAGTGTGGTGGCATTGACTCACCTTCTTCATGATATTCAACTACTCCAACTTTAACACCTGCGGTTGCATTTTTGTTTCTACTCACGAGTTTACCGCTTGCATTTCCCGCTCCCCCATCTTCACCTGAAGCCTTCGGGAGTCGTCCTTGAACAGCACCACCACCAGTGAGCAATCCGCCCCTTCCGTCATTGAAAGAATCTCCGCAGAAGACAAAAGGTCTATCTTCTTTTGAACTACCTTCACCGCCGCCTGTTTCCTTCGTTCTTTCAGAACCGTCAATGCCCTCAGCAGAAAAGACATCAGCACGAAGTTTGGCATTAAATCTGTCACTATCAGACAAAGTGACACGCGGATTTTGGTGATCATGTGCCTGTAATAGTTGAGATCCCCCAGCATCACCCAAAGTGCGGGCAAAGTATACTGACGGTGCATTCCCCAGACCATTCCCGAGGTCATTTCCTTCTCTTCTTCTTTGCTCATCAGTCAGAGTGGGAATATTAACAGCGTCAGACATAACAGATGCACCAAGTGCGACTCTACCTCTCATGTCTGGAAGTCTAATATCCGAACCTGTACCGAATGGGTTACCGGCATCGTTAAGAAGGTTTCTCAGTGGAGTAAAATCAAACTCATCATCTCCTCCAGCATCCGATGGAAGAATTCTTCCGTCACATGGCAGGAAGCCTTCCGGGCAGTTATCCTTCGCATTACCTGCGAATGTTAAAATACTGCCGATTGGGGTGATGGTATTGAAGAATGCTGCCTGAGTCTTTTTACCAAGAGCAACTGCATTCAATCCTGCGATGATTGGTAGATCTTTGTTCTTATTCTCAAACCGGTTGGGCATGACAATTTTGATCTGATACTCGGTGAATGTACCAAGTTCAGATGAAGTACCATCGTCCGAAGTAGGTGAAGCAAAGTTTTTCACAACCACCTGTCGTGTGGATAAATCAGAGTTTTGAATACCCTCTTGAATAACCAGTTTTTGATATTGTTGGTCATCAAGTGGTCCTTTAGTACCACCACCAGTCTTGACATAAACTTCTGGAGTCGCATTAGCAGGGAATACACCAGATATCCTGACATTTAAGTTGTCAGCACGGGTCTCAAGACTAACAATCTTGGAGTAGTATTTTGCAATGCTGGATGATTTTTCATCATTGCCATCTTCCTCAGAAGTCTGATCGATGACACTAGACGAAAACTGATTAATATTCAAAATTTTACATTGATCTTGATCAATGATTGGACTCACATCCGCGACTGGAAGGAACGAAAGTTCAATCGCTGTTGGGTTACTACATTCACTCTGGAAAGCAGTGTTAAGTGTAGTGTTAACAGGTCCAGTAATGTCGTCAGCAGCAGTTGTAATCTTCGCGGTAATGTCTGCGGAGGAGAGAACGTTTCTGGCGTTGGCAAAGTAGAAAGCACTCGCCTTATTACCAGTGATGTCGGTATCAAAACTACTGTGTAACTCACATGCGATCTTAGTTATTTGACTTGCAGTGAACGTATGTCGATACATTTCAAGATAAAGGTAAGTATCCTCAAGGACAGTCCTCTCACCATCATTTCTTGAAACAAACAAAGAGTTTAGTCTGACATCATCGGTCTGACTCCGTGTTCTTAAATGATATCCCGAGTCATTTGTGATAACACAGATTGCATACTCTCCCGGTGACAGATATACTGGAGCGTCGAAGGTGAAATCTGTCAACGTTCCGTCAACATTTACATCAGTTGGGGAGAGGGTTTTTTCAGCAAAGGGAATAACGAAGTTTCGTCTGGGAGTTCCGTTACCATCAACTGGTCTAATCTGAACAGTGATCACGGAGCCTAACGTCTCTGGTTTTTCGGTAAACAAGAGACGCACAGTGTCTAAACATAAACCGTTATTTTTACTTGTATCAACAGTAAATGTTTGTGCTAACGGATCAAGAGCATTGAAGACGTTAACTCCAAGTCCACCAAGTGAGTCTAAGTATTCAGCACCGAGGAAACTTTCAGTATCCACGGCATCTCTTCTCTTGATTGGAGGACGAACACTCTCCATGCCATCTCTAATAGTTTCGTAATTACCCAGAGCATAGAAAGATGCGTCTGCGGATGATGTTGCAGTTGCAATGTCACCAGTTGTCAATCCATCTGATACGCGAACAATTTTCTCACCAGTAAGATATGTGTCAGCAGGAATAATAACTGTGTCTTCGAATGCACCGGTTGCTCCGGCAACATAACCATCTGCCGTCGCACCAACCAGTTCACCATCAAAGTAAAGATAGTGTGTTGCTCCGGGCTTACATCCCTCAGCCCTGAACTTAATTGTTTGTGCATCCATGTAAGGAATCACTGAGAGGTCAATGATTTTGTTACCAATTTTCTTGGTGATTTTTTCTGCCAGTGTTCTCTGAACAAATGCGGATCTAGAAACATTGCCACTATATCTGTTGTTGTCAGGATCACTTAGTGAATCAAGAGAAACATCTTCTTGTGCAGTTCGTCCAAACCAAATTGACTCCCAATCTTTCCATTGAGTTCCGAACCCAAGTCGCTTACCTGAAATTCCTGTTGGCACAGATAGAGCCTTGACCCAAGCGTTGTTTTCCCCAGCAGCGTTTACAAGAACCTTTGGTGCTTTTGTTTCACTCCAATATCTGTCGAAGGAGGGTGAAAGTTTCAAAGAACCGAGGTGGTCAACAACACCAAACGGGTTTGGTGCGAGGGTTGACCCTGTTGATGTGCTGTTTTTTAGATATGCAAGAGTGGATCCAGCGGCAGTAAGAATCCTACCGTATGGGCTATCGAAAACTTGAGCGTTTTGAGATGCATCGCAGGTCACGCTTCTATTAAACGTTTGGAAAGGAAGTCTCAAAGATGTGTCAACTGGATCAATCGAACAGTTGTGTTGTGGTTTCGTGACATCTGCAAATGCATGTCCTCTAAAGTCATCAACAAACACGCCCGAGTCAACACTTTCTGATCCGGGGAACAATCCAAGAGCAGCAGAAACTGCCTGTGATTGAAGTGCTGAACGATAGATGAAATTTTGGTCGGCAAATGTTGACTGTTCAAGATCACCGATTTCCTGCATCGTAAATCTTTGACTGTTGATGAATTTAGCCTTGACCTCAGTATCATCTGAAGTATATGCAGACAGAATTAGTTGATATAATTCAAGATCAGTATCGTTGACTGTAGGTGGCTTTGGATCTGGACCGGGAACACCTTTTTGTAATCTAAGAATTCTATCATCCCCAAGAATCAAAGAGTCAATTCTTGGAAGGTATGTGATATATGAAACTCTTGATGGATCAGATGCAATTTCAAACGCATATGAAGCAGCGAAGTTTCCAAAGTTGACTTTATCTAATTGATCACCATCTCTTACAGGTCTAAAGTCAATGGCATCATACAAGCGGAGTCTTTCTCCTGTGTCGGGATCTTGGAATACAGGAGACTTATCATACGTCTGCAATTCAACCACATCCGCATAACTCTCTCGCGTCAGAGGACCGGCAACATTGTTTGACGCAAAATTAAATTTTCGAAGAGTGATTGTGATTTCGGTTGAAGAAATACTCTCACCAGAGCGAAGTTTTACTCTAGCAAAATCGTAAAGGTCAACCCGCTGTCCATTATCAACTGAGAACTTTTCGGTAACATCAACGCCAGCCGAGATGATACTGGTGACATCGTAAAGGGCGGTTACTGGTCCTCCAGTTCCATTTCTACCGTCAAGAATAAATTCACCAGACCCAGCAACCTTCTCTGTGCAAGTCACAGTCGTTGTAACCAGAGAGGCAGTTCTGATAGTACGGTTGTTCGGATCTTCCTCATATTTCACAGGAAGTGATACTAGGAAATCTTGTGATAGGAAGTCACCGTCTGTTGCTGCATCGGAGACATCAATTGATACAACGCTCTCGGCGACAGAGATTACCGCATCTGCGACAGGAACAAGGGTGAGAGCAGAATCAGATGTCTGCTTTCGAGCCATCACCACAAAGTCTGAAATCGTGTCGATGAAACTTGCGTTTCCAGTGCCGGACGGCAGCGTGATTGTGGCTACACCATTTGCATCAGTTGTTCCGCTGAACATCTTAATGGCATTGAACCGCATTGGAAGGTCATCTTTGATTTCTTTTGTTGCAAATGTTCCGGGGATTTTAAAGACGTTTCTACCCACTCGGAGATTTCTGATTTGTGGGGAACCATCTTGTGCTGTAAATCTGAATAAATCTGTGGCAGTTCTAAAGCCAGTAGGAAGAGAGACACCAGCAGGATCCGTGACAGCACCTTCGGTTGTTAATAGATCTACAAACGTGATAGCACCAACTCCAAATAAGTTGAATGGTCTACCAGTGTTTGGATTAGTTAACATTTCAATATGTTGAACATGAAACCTTAAGGTGGTGGTTGCCGTTGGATCTGGTCTAAACGTTTTGAATTGACAAGTGCCAATGATTTGATCATTGCCCTGACCATCAGTGGAAACCATCAAAAGTTTTGCACCCAGTTTTGCCGCGTCTATCGAAGTAGAATCAGATGGTAAGTTATATTGTCCATCTTCACATCTAATGAAAAGACCTTCGGGAGTTTCGAGGATTTCATTTCTGATTTCCAACTCTTCTCTAGCCTTATCGAGAACAAACCTAGAAGGTGATGCGGTTTCAAACTCGTAACCAGAAACGTATGCTTTGCCGGGGGACAACACCGCACCTAGTTTTGTGCTATCAACTGACCCGTACACAGAGTTGTGGTCATCTACAGTGAGAGTGAATGGGCTGACGGTGTAGTTGCCAGATTCATCAAAAGTTCTTCGAGCAAGAGTCCTGAGAAGGTCACCATACTCTGCATATTTGACTCTTCTCGAAACTGTTCCCCCATCAATTCTAACAAGTTCAATATAGTCTTGTGTGCCACCAGAAATACCAAGAGATGGTGAGTCTCCTGTTCCAGTAAGAGTCCTTTGTGCAAGAGTCGGAACAATCGAATAACGATCTGCACCGGGGGCGTTGAAGTTATTGAATCCAGACGCAGGATCGTTGAGTGTTTCGTCGCTATCAGAATCAACAATAGTCTTTAAAACATCGAACCCAACTGCTGCTGATGGGTTATTAAAATCTCTATACCCACCTGTAATTGAATACGCTGGAAGTGCTTGTTGATCATTCAGACAAAAGTGACCACTCAGGTAGTAGAGACCTTTTTCAACAGAAACAATTGTTGATGCGTTCCCAGTGACTGGAGCACCAAACTGAGACGCAGCGTCAAACGTAATCCCCGGAAGGGCATCGGCGGTGGTTGAAAAAACAGATCCCGAGAAGACACCCGAGGTATTGTAATCGAAAAATACTACTTGCTCATTATCACTGGTTAAACCAGATTCATCAGGGGTTCCAGTCGGAGTTCCAAGAACAGAGACAACCGTGGCAATCGTATCTGACACTACGTCAGTCGTTGTGATTTTTCTTCCAACAAGAGATTGAAGTTCAGTATCGG